ACCAATTACCTTTAACTCGTAATGATGTTAAATGGGAACCGTTCATCGAGTTCTGGATGCGTAAATCTATGTTAGAATTGAAAGTTAAACGTATGATCTGGTCTAAACCAGGTACTGTTAAAACTAACGGTTCTAAACAAGAATTGAAACGTACTTCTGCAGGTGTATACCACAGAATGCGTAACAACGGTAACTTAGTACAATACAACCGTGGTGAGTTCTCTGCAAACTTGATTCGTTCAGTGTTTGGTGACTTATTCTATCGTCGTGTTGATGTTAAGGATCGTCGTGTTAAAATGTACACTAACGAAGCTGGTTTTGACGTATTCCAACAAGCTTTAAAAACTGATGCGTTGAACTCTGGTTTAACCTTCATGGCTGATTCTGGAAATCGTTACTTACAAGGCGAAGGTCAACACATCACTTACAACTTTGCATTCGATGCAATGGTTACTCGTGAGACTGGTCGTGTTGAGTTGATTCACTTGAAAGAATTAGACTTGCCTCAAACTAACTTAGAATTTGGTCAGAACAAGAAGTCAACTCCTGTATTCATGGTATTTGACGTATCTCCAATGTCTGATGGTTCTATGGTTAACAACATCCGTGAGGTTCGTATGAAGGGTGCTCCTTCTATGACTTGGGGTTACATCGATGGAACTCGTCACCACTTAGGTTTTGCTAAATCTCAAGGTATGAGCTCTGCGAACAAATTCCCAGGTTACGAAATCTGGATGAAAGATCGTTGTGATGTATTCATTGAGGACTTGTCTCGTACAGTTCTTATTGAGGAAATCCCACAATTCTAATCCCCTCCTAGGATTAGTATCCTAGGACCAAGGCTTCATGCCTTTAAAACACCGAGATAGGTCCTCCCTACCACTGTCCCACCTTTGGGAGGACCTTCTCAAACTTCAGAGTGATGAGTAGATCTAATGTCTACTGCATTCCCTTCGATGGGGCCACTCTGCTAAATAAACCAAATAAATTTAACTACATATGGGTAAGATAGGAAAAATCTCGACTTTGAAAAAAGAGTATAACAACTCTCAGTTACAAACTATGCAAGGAGGACTTGCTGCAAAAGGTATGACACGTATTCCTGGTACAGGTGTGTTCAAATATCCTTACAAAGAACTTGATGGTCAGTATAGAACTGGATTAGATCCAAACGCTGGCTACATCAAACGTATTCAAGATCCTACAGAGAGAGAACTTGAAATTGAACGTGTAACAAAACTTAAAGAAAAGCTAGAAGCTGCATTAGGTGATGTTAACTTAGGTCCTCGTTCTTCTTTCTGGAATTATGGTTTGTCTACATCTACAGAAGATACATTGCATGTGCAAGCTGTAAAACTTTTAGATGGTGATAACTTCTTTGACTTAACCAATCCTCTACAAGAGTTAGCATTTGCTTGGTTGCGTGTTCATCCAACTATTGCAAGTTCTTATCAGGCTTGGGAGCGTGGTGAATATCCAGCAGACACTCAGTTCTACGTAGCTGATGATGAAATTGAAAATGCTGTATTGTTCAAGAAGAAACAACTCATCAACAAAGCTATTATCAAGTTTGATGCAATGACTCCTGAGAAGAAACGCAAAGTTGCTCGCTTATTGGGATTACCAGTAACCGATGATAGCAAAGAAGAAGTTGTTTACAACTTAGTGGATAATCTCCTTAAACAAACCGAGTTTGCAGGTGGTAAATTCCAAGGCTTAAATCCTGTAGAGGTATTTGGCAGATTTGCAGACATGAAGGAAAACTTACTCCATATTAAAGATTTGGTAAAACAAGCAATCACTCACTCAATCTACAGAGTTAAACCTAATGGTAGAGTGTACGAAGGAGAGCTTGAAGTTGCTCAAGATGAGGAAGACTTGATTAAATTCTTAATCGATGATGATAATCAAGATGCCCTACTCACACTAGAACAAAAATTGAAAACTAAGAAGTTAGCGTCTGTATGATCCCAGTAGATAGTTTATTATATAAGATCGACCAAAAACTAAATAAACTATCAACAAACGAGCATCAGCAGATAAACTTGGAAGATAAAATCTTAGCTCTGAATGAGGCTCAGATTAAGCTTATAAAGCAAAAGGTTGATGGTTTTAGTGTGGTGAGCGGTCTAGGTCTTGATGCTTTTAAGAAAAGATATGAAGACCTACAAAGTTTAGTTATAAATTACAACGATGGTAAACTACCATTAAAAGTAAAAAATGCTGAACTACATCAATGGGTTGCAAAGATTCACGATCTAAACCCTAAGTACATGTTCTATGTTGATAGCTATGTGTTAGCTGACAAAGGAAGATGTAAGAATAGAAAGATCTGGATCAATAGAGATCTTGCAAAACATGGTGACTTATCACTGTTGTTAAACAATGATCACTACAAACCATCATTTGAGTACCAAGAAACATTCAATTTTATATCATCTGACGAGATAAGTATTTTTACAGATGGTACATTTACACCAAAGGAGATCTACATATCATATATGAGATATCCTGTGTACATAAATAAAGAAGGTTACATCATGTTAGATGGAAAACCATCTTATAACCAAGATTGTGAACTAGAAACATACCTAGAAGATGAGTTGTTAGACTTAACAGTTCAGAACCTAGCGATGTACACCGAGAATCAATCTGCTGTGCAAAGTGCCCAGTTTAGGATTCAAACAAACGAGTAAACTTTTAACAATTTAATCATAAAACAAAATGGCTGATTTTTCATTAACCACCCTCTTTGTTGTACCAGTAGGACAATCTGCTCTACCTAGCTCTGGATCAACACAAGACTTGACTGCTGGTCAGGTGGGTATTTTCCTCAATGATTATAGCGTTGCAACTGCAGGTAATATTGCTGCTGCTCCCTATTTTTACATTGCACAAGGTAGACAAAACACTTACTTGCAAGGTAGCAAACGCTCTGACAAAATCAAAGGTTGCCCTTCAGGTTCTGGTTGCAAATCAAATGTAACTGAGTGGTACAAAGTTGCAGGTTGCCCTACAGCAGCAGTTCAAATTACCCAAGTTGGTAACTGGAATGTTCAGTGTGGTGATACTGTAACCTTAACTTTACGTGCACACTCTTCTTACATTGACACTCTTTATTTCAATGGTTTCACTCGTTCAGTAACTGTTCAAGCTCCTTGCTGCGACTGTGGTGGTGATCCTTGTGCTAATGTTGATGTTCCTGCATTGATCGATCAATTCATCGTGAAATTGACTCAACAAGCTCCTGGTAACAACCCTGACAACATTAGCTTCAACACTTTCTATACCTTCCAACGTGTAGGTAATGATCAGAATGCTGTGTTAGTTATTACTGGTAAACCATTAACTCAATATGGTCAACCATGTGATGTTGCTGCGTTCCCATTCGAGTATGACAGAATGTACTTCCGTACTTTCGTATACAATGGTCCTGCAACTACTGCTGACTTTATTGTAGCTGATAACTGTGATATCGTAGCTGATGCTGTAATCACTCAACGTGCTTCTTACCCAATTGGTACTTCTCAAGAGATCCAACAATTGGAGAAAAACTACTACAGCTACCAAGCTGGTTACTTGAAGCACTTATACCGTATGGTTGGATACAACGAGAACTTTGAGTCTTATGTATCTGCAGGTGCTAGCTATGATACTTATTACATCAAATTTAATGAGTATGACAAAGCTGCTTACTCTTGGGGTGACTACATCAAAGAAGATTCAATGGTAATCTTAGCTGTAGAAGCTGGTAGCAGCATTGGTGGAGATATCGAAGAAGTATTAGAAGCTGCTTTAGGTTTAGTTGCTGCAGATAACACTTGCATCACAACCACAACTTCTACCACATCTTCTACTTCAACTACTTCAACTACCACTACTAACATCCCTTAATCTGAGTTAGTAAATAATTGTTGATAAACCTTAAGTGTCAGAGGGTGAGAGGATCTTCTCAAAATCCTCTGGCACTTTTTATTTAAAAGAGATGGCAGATTTAAAACTAGATATTCTAGTAATTCCTACATACAATACATACACACTGGGTGTTGCTGATGCTTCTACGTATCCAACTAACCCACCTGTTGTATCATCTCCAACCATCACTATCATTGTTCCTACATTTGGAGAGGTAACTCTTCCATTTAATGTAAATGACTTCAACGTGTTTACATCAACCACTTTAGGAATCACTGCTGTTGGAGAACCCATGTTGCCTCTTCCTGATGGAGTTTATACTCTGACTTACACTGTTTCTCCTTCTTATGAGAACACTGTAACCAAAACCATCATGCGTACAGAAATTATCCAAGAAAAGTTTGATAAAGCCTTTATGAAGCTTGATATGATGGAATGTGATAGAGCTATTAAGACTCAACAAAAAGTTGACTTAAACAGCATCTATTTCTTCATTCAAGGTTCAATTGCTGCTGCGAACAACTGTGCTATTGATGAAGCTAATAAACTTTATGTTCAGGCAGACAAGATGTTAAACAACTTCATTAAAAACAACTGTGGTTGTTCAGGAAACAACTATGCTCCTAACTTCTATTAATATGGCACAGTGCTCAAAATGTGGAACTAAGGTAGGTTGTGGCTGTCAGTTAATTAATGGTCTATGCACCTATTGTCATAAAGCTGCTCAGAAGGCAGCAAAATCTTATAAGTATGTTGCAGCCAAGCTTAACTAATTGTATTGAATGTAGCACTATCCCAGTGCTTCTAGAGGACATTGATTGCAAGCTAAAGGAGTTAGCTAGTAATCTGTATAATAACACAATATATTCACTTAATCTTCCAGTGAATGGTGTAGTGTTTCTGGACTTAACAAACTACAAACGTATTCTTACATACAAGTTTTGTAACCCAGACTACGCTATGCCTTACACAGTGGATATGATTGCAAGTAGAGTAAAACTTTTAAAATATAAATAAACCATGGCTTGTTCAAATTGCTATAATGGATGCACAGAGATAGTATCAGATAAGTGCGTAAAATATACAGGAGTAGATGTTCCTGTTTTAGGTATTCAGACTGGAGACTCTCTATCTTACGTAGAGCAAGCTCTTATTGAATTCCTTACATCTACATTGGATGGTACTGGTATCAAGATTACAATTGATCCAGACATCTTGTGTCCAGTTATTTCTGACAATCTTCCTACATGTGGAGACTTAACTGCTGTAGACTTGTTCAATGCTTTAATCAAAGCAGCTTGCTTCATTGAGGAGCAAGTGTTAGCATTAGAAGCTAAGTTTGCAGAGTTAGAACAAGGATATGGAATTGACTGCTTAGAAGGATCTCCTGATCCAACTAGCACCTATGAAGTGTTACAAGCTGTAATCAATAAAGTATGTGCATTAGAGGATGACTTAGCTGCTTTAGCTATTGATGTAGATGCTAACTATGTAAAACTTGCTGACTTAGATACATTGATTCAAGCGTATCTAGATAGCTTACCTGGTGGAAGTAATCAGAATTACTTAAAAATGGTTCCTTACACAGCTATAGAATACTATGGTCCACTAAGTAACTTTGACAGTACAGGTAAAGGTTTAGCTGCTCTTGGTTGGGATAAGATCTATTTGTGTAATGGTGCTAATGGTACTCCAGATAAACGCGGTAGATCACCTATTGGTGCTATTCAAGGGGTTCCTAGCTCAGCTCCTTTAAGTCCTGTTGTAGATCCTACATACGGTAACTTTAACTATGATGTATGGCCTGGAGGTAATAGTACCAATGGTACAAACACAGTTACATTAACTGGTGCACAGATTCCTTTACATACTCACCCAGCAACAGCTATTTCCACATCTACCCCTCACAACCATGGTTGGACTGGACTATATGGTGATGGTTATCCTGATGGATCTGGAGATAGAACTACAACTGGTAGTCCTAATTCATATGTTCGTGATACTCAAGAGTTATCAGTAACTGTAACAGTTGACACAACAGTTACTGTTGCACCTCAAACATCAGGTGGTCAATCTCACGCTAACGTACACCCTGTATTAGCTTGCTACTATATCATCTACCTTCCATAATCTTAAAATCAATAACAAATGGCTTGTTTACCTGGAATGCCTTGTTATGGGCAACTAACTAGAATAGTATATCCAAAGGGATGTGATCCGTGTTTGTATGTAACAACAGATGCTACTAGAGTTATTTACAGTGGACCAAACCTTTCTTGTACTGGTATTCAGAACGGAGATTGTTTAGAAACAGCTCTTGAGAAGATTGATGGTAAGATTTGTTCTGAACAACTAGTATCACAAATATTAGACACAATTGCAAATAATCCTGTTCTTCAGGCTTATCTTTGTAACCTAATATCAACATGTCCTGCTACAACAAGTAGTACGACTACAGTATTGTAATTAAAACCTCTAAATAAAACAAAATGACAGTATTAATTTATTTAACAACTGCTGGTGCTGGAACAGGACCTTTCAACCTCTATTCAAACCTAGATGGTTATGTTACACCTTTTGAAACAGGTGTAGCCAAAGCGTCCTTAACAACCCTCCCAGGTTATACAACAGCTCTTGTTCCCGATGGAACAACAACTATTCGTGTTCAGTCAACAGGTGCTTGTACTAACTACATTGATATTATAATTGGTGCAACTACAACCACTACCACAACATCTGGAGCTTTAACTACAACCACTACAGCATCCCCTACATCAACAACCACAACTACTCTTACACCAGCTGAGTGCGGTGAATTCTCATTAGAAGGTGGTGTTTCTGGAAGAACATTTAATTACACAAATTGTGATGGAATTCCTCAAACAACAATTGTAAATGCTGGTGATACTACATCTGACTGTATCCAATTACCATATGTTGCAGCTGGTGCAACATACCTTGCTCCATGTGGTAGCTCCACATTATCATTCATGTATATTGGTGGAGATAACACCTCTATAAATGGTACTTTTCTATTTAGCTTGAGTAACCCTCTTCCTTCAAATATTACAATAACAGGAGCTAGTGTTTCAACTTACAATGATGGAACTAGTTGTATAACTGTTGTAAGCACACCAACACAAAGTGGTTCTGCAACAATTACTGCAGGAAATACTAATGCAAGTGCTACATCAAGTTCTACAATATGTGCAGGCACTTATTCAAGAACAAATGCTATTATTGTTAATGGAAATGCATTAGTTAATGGAGACACAATAAATATTGGTGGTGTAACGCTTAATATTTCTATTCCTGCATCTTGTGCAATTATGCCTTGCGTATCTTAAACTAAATGGTAGTAATAATAACAATATCATCAGCAGGAGCTGGAACAGGTCCGTTTGATTTATATTCTGATAGTGATGGCTTTTTGGTACCCTTTGAAACAGGGGTATCAAAAGCTGCACTAGAAGCAGGATATACAAGCAACTTAGTTCCTAATGATGCTACATTAATTAAATTGGCATCTACAGGAACTTGTACTGATTATGTTACTGTAACTATAGCAAAAGTTACTGAGCCTACAACTACAACCACTACTACTGTAGTTGAACCAACTACTACAACAACTACTACAGATCCTTATGCTACAGCATGTGTTCAAGTAGAATTGTACAGTACATTACAAGAATTAGCTTGTCCATCCCCTCCTAGTAATCTATATAATGTTTATAGATCATACAGAGCAACCTTACTGAATGGTCCTGGTGGAACTCCAATAGCTGCACCAACAGACATAACTGTAACTATTCCTACGTCAGGTGACTTTGGAAACTATAATTTGGTTATTACAATCTATACAGGAACTACACTTGCAGAACAAGGATTGTACACAAGAGTATATCCAGATTGTGAGGATAGAGCCTTAATACAAATACAAACGGTAGATTTAAACGGAACAACTATATCTCCAACAACGTTTACTGTTTGCTTAGAAGTCTAAAAATCCTGTTTTGTTGGTTTTACAGGATTCTCCCAGGGTACCTAGTGCTCTGGGAGTTTTTATTTATAATTAAATTCGTTATACACAATAACCTATCTAGTTAAAAATATTTGGTTTTTTTAAAAACAATTGCTACCTTTACTGTAATTTTAACTAAAATCGACTTAATATGTCTGAAAATCAGCAACTTTTGGACCAGTTGGGACAGCTGGTACGATGGAAAAAAAGCAAAAAGTTCTATGCTGAAAAGCTTGGAATTACAGAAGAAGAAGTAAGTGCGTTATTGAACGAATTAAAAGAGATTGGTGTTGAGGAAGTTACACAGGAAGAAGATGGATCTGTAACTGTTAAGTTTACAGAGGATGTACAAAAAGGAACTGGAGAGATCGTATTTAACTCTGATGTAGAAATTAGAACGCTTGATGAGCTCATCGAGAAATGTAACATTGATACACAGAAGTGGGACATTACCAAATATGTACAGAACTACTGGGGTAACGGAAAGAACCCACATTGGCAAGTAAAAGCTTGGTTAAGTAAAAAAGGAGAAGAACAACTATTTCAAGATAGCTTTGTTGACTTCTTAGCTAGTTACGAACCTGCTGCACAACTTGTTGAAAAACCTAAGTATAATGACAAAGAGGATGCTTGTTTAGTTATCAACAAACAAGATGCTCACTACAACAAGAGTGATATCGATGGTCACAATGATATGACTCAAAGATTTGTAGATGTCAGAGAGAAGATTGGCATAATTATTAATCAAGCTGAACTATCTAACTACTTAACTGATATCAAGTATATCATCGGTTCTGATGAGTTCAACAGTGAATTCACAGGAACTACAACTAAAGGAACTCCACAATCAAACCTAACTTCATACTACGAATCTTTTAGAAAGATCTGTAATCACGAAGTTGGTATGATTAACCTGCTACTAAACTCTGCAGAAGCTGTAGAGATTGTTTTTGTTTCAGGTAATCATGATGAGTTTGTAGGTTGGCATATGATCAACTGGTTACAAACTTATTTCAGAAATGAACCAAGAGTTAAGTTTGATGCTTCTCCTAAGTACAGAAAGTATGTAAGCTATGGAGATTCAGCAATGATGTTCAATCATGGTGATGCAATTAAACCTGCTAAGCTAGCTGCAATCTTCCCAATGGAATATAGAGAAGAATGGTCATATCATAATAACTTCTACATATTCACAGGAGATAAACACCATGAAGTTAGTCAAGACTTCAATGGTATTAAGTTCTATCAGATACCAGCATTCTCTAATGCTAAGAGTGTGTGGGATGATAAGATGGGTCATGTTTGCTCTAAAGCAGAAGTAACTGGGTTCCTGATAGACTACGAAAAAGGAATGACAAACATATTCAAACAGTATTTATAATGTCGACATTAAGAAAGCTGGTTTCAGACGTTAGGTCAGCACACAAGTTGTTGTCCACCGATAGCCTTATTACTGATAGGGCTATCGCTTCTGAAATTAAGAACAATAGCATCTTGTTAATCAAAAGAGAAACCAACCTCAGAAAACTCTGGGCTACTTCTACTTTGTTTACAACTATTCCATGCTTGGAAATGGTAGAGGTGCCTATTTCTGAATGTTGTGACTATCAAGATCCTTGCACTGTAGCAAGAAGCAAACACAAGTTACCTCGTATATCTGAGGGTAATTATCAGTATTTAATCCAAGGTGTCTACTCAATCAATGCTATGAGTGGACAAGGTAAGAAGCTTAAGGAGATTACAATCAACAGATATGTCAATCTTCTTAAACTTCCTATCATCAAGAAAGAAGAATACTTCTGGATCATCAATGATTATCTGTACGTAAGTAATCCTCTTCTACAAGCTATTAGAATCTCTGCTTTCTTTGAGCAAGATGTTCCTAATGATCTATTATATCCTGAGTCTGGATGTGGAGATTGTAATCCTTCTGATGAGCAATACTGCATGAATCCATTAGACAAACCTTTTGGTCTTCCAGGATATTTAGAAAAACAAGTATTAGAACTAACTTCAGAAAAACTTCTGAACACATACTTCAGAATTAAAACCGACATGACTGATGATGGGATTGATGGACAATCTCCTAATTCAGCCCCAACTAGATAATGCGTACAAAGATTGATTGGAGAAGCTCAAGTAGAGAAAACTACAACAACTTCTGCAAGAAATATCCTTCTATTAACCTTTCTTTTGATGAGTGGAGAAATATAGTCTACACATTTACAGAACAGTTTAAGGAGTATATTCTTGAGACAGGAGAGAAGTCTAGACTCCCATTTGGATTTGGTGAGTTTTCTATCAACAAGAAGAAGAGAAAGAAGATCAAAAACATTGATGGTAAAGAATACATCAACCTTCCTATCGACTGGCAAAAGACCAGAGAAAAGAAAAAAGTAATCTACAATTTTAATTACCACACTGAAGGTTATTTCTTTGGTTGGATGTGGTTCAAAGAATCAGCAAGGTTTAGAAACATAGACCTATGGTACTTTAAACCATCCAGAACAACCTCAAGACTCCTATCGCATTACATTAAGACAGACGAAAAATACCAACACATTTATAGAGAATGGAAGAAGTAAACAAACATTAATCTACCAATAGAATGTCATACTACTACAAATATAACTTCATCTCCCCTGAGCCTATCTATGCTACTGTTAAAGAAGAACTTAAAAGCTACTTTGACACAGGTGCTGTAGATGACTTAATGTTTCCTACCTATCTTGACAAGTGTTTGAGAAAGTTGGGCAGAACAACTTATGTTATCAGCGAAGAGATTCTCTATATTGAGGATTTCCAAGCTAGACTCCCAGATAACTTCTATGCTGTAAGAGAGGCTTGGATGCTCACAGAGATCCCTGGCTATCCTTATCAAACAGCTAACTCATTCTATTCACAAGCTGCTTCTCAAACAACCATTCAAGTGAGCCCTGTGATTGTTGCTGGTACACCTTGTAACAATCCTACATGTCAAGATCCTGGATGTAACGGTGGATGTATGCCTGAGCTTATTCAAGCTGTATACAAGACTAATCAAGAAGTTGCTAGATCTTACAAAAGAGAATACCTACTTAAACCAGGCAACATCTCTGTAAGAAGTCAGTGTGATGTGAACTATACAGAAGCTTGGACCTTCCAACAACCTGTTGCACCTATACATGAGTTTACACCAGGTGGTGCAGGATATGACTCTTTTGATATTAGAGATAACAAATTTGTAACCAACTTCAGAAATGGTGTTGTACACTTGTTATTCTATGCTACAGAATATGATGCTGGTGGTAACCAGTTAATCCCTGATAACTATCGTATCAGAGAATTTATCGAACACTTTATCAAGTACAAGGTATTTGAAACTCTAACCAATCAAACTAACGATGAGACATTCAATCAGCTACAGGCTAAGTTAAACTATTACAAGTCTCTGGCTGATGAGGCATTCATCATGGCTGATATTGAGATTAAGAAGCAAGATCCTTGGACCAAGCAACGTAGAATTAAGAACGATCTGAACAGGTTCAACATGTACGAACTCCCAAACAGAACTAACAGATATGGCTGGAGAAGAAACAACTAATCAAGGTAATATCAAACCAGAGTTCAATGTTGCAACATCAGGTTTAAATTTAGATCAATCGGTTAATCAGATCTCCAAAGGATCACTAACCTATGCTCTAAATGCTGCTGTAGAAAACTTTGACTCTAATTCTGTTAACTATCAGAATGAACCAGGTAACGAACATTGCTTGGATTTTCCTGCTGGTTATCAGTTGATTGGTGAACACGCTATCATTGAAAAGAATAAACACATATTCTTCTTAGCTAATCCTGAGACAGGAGATTCTGAGATTGGATACATGGATAATAATGATTGTGTGTATCGCACCTTAGTGAACGCTGTTTGCCTAAACTTTAACATTGCCCACCCTATACACAAAGCTGTTCACAGAATTACAAACTGTGGTACAGAAATATACTGGACAGATGGTCTGAACCCAAGAAGATACATGGACATTGATGATGTTCCTTATGTTGAAACTTTATCAGGTGATGGCTGTACCAGAATTAAAACAACAGAATTAGATTGTAACAGAATTAACATCCAACCAAACTTCTCAATTCCTCAATTGAGAATACTTGATGTAAAGACTGGTGGTGATCTAAAAGCTGGTACTTATCAGTTTGCTATTCAGTATGCTGATGTTGCAGGAGAAGGATACTCATCCTACTACTCTGTTACAAACCCCCTCCCAATTGCTAATCCTCAAGTTACCACTCCTAGTTTTGATTACCCAGTAGGTAAGTCAATTGAGATTGATATATCCAATCTTGACACCTCTGGTCAGTGGCAATACTTTAACTTAGCTGTAATTAAAACAGTTAATGCTATTACTACAGTTGAACTAGTAGGTACTTATTTCATTGATAGTTCTCAAACTACAATCACCTACACTGGTCAGAACAAGACACAAGTACCCTTAGCTCTTGATGAAATTACTCTCAAGTATCCTTACTATGAGATCGCTCAAGACTTAACAGCAGTTCGTGATATTCTTGTTTGGGATGGTTTAACATCTATTGATCAAGTTAACTATCAGCAGATTGCTAATCAGGTCAGTCTTGATTGGCAAACTTACAGAATCCCTGCAAACGAAGATTATAGTGACGAGCTTTTAGCTACCAACTACAGAGGATACTTACGTGATGAGGTGTATGCATTTGAGATCGTGTTCTTACTAAAGAGTGGTAAACAAACTGATGGTTTTCACATCCCAGGAAGAACAATCACTCCTGCAGATGGAGCTATAATTAGTGCTGCTAATAATGACTTTATTGGAGAACCTGATCCTGCATTAGGAGGTCAGCCCACTTGGAAAATATACAACACTGCTACACTTACAGGATTCTCTCCTGAGTATGTAGCTTCTTCTGATTACAAAGGTCCATATCAGTATGGAGAATTTGCTTATTGGGAATCCGAAGATGAGTATCCTTGTAACACAGAAGTGTGGGGACCACTTGCTGGTCAGAAGATTAGACATCACAAGTTTCCAGATGTTCTAGTTAGTCCTATATTTGAATCTGCTTTATTCTCATCACCTAATGCTATGGTGATGGAAAAACGAGCTATATTCCCTATGGGTGTTAGAGTGGATATTGCTCAGATTAGCAACTTAATTCAGTCATCAAATCTAACTCAGGAACAGAAAGATAATATTGAAGGATTTAAAATTGTTCGTGGTGATAGAAGCAATAACAAGTCTATTGTTGCTAAGGGTATTCTAAGAAACGTAGGTAAGTACACAAGAGAAGAAACTGATTACTACTACCCTAACTATCCTTATAATGATTTAAGACCAGACCCCTTCTTGTTAGATAGAAACAATGCTTATACATCTAACTCAGATGGATCTGCTGGTGCTCAATGTAACAGTTATACATTCACAGTGTTGACACTTGATGGAACTGGTAACTTTGAACTTGAATACATTGACTGCTATACAAATGAGCTTGTTACAATAACTAGCACAACCGTTGGTGAAATATTTATACGCTGTGCACTTAGTGGACCTTATGCACCAACTGCTACCAAAGGAACTGCTACAATTACTGAGAACCCATCTTCTGCAGTTTGTCAACCTAGTCCACTAAATGGATTCAATGATGATGCTTCTAAGTACAGATATGTATTCAACTCACCAGAAACATCTTTTGGTCAACCTTTCTTAGGAACAGTTTTAAAACTTGAGAATGTTATTTTTGGTGCTGGTAAATCACACTTTGTTGAGGTAAAGAATAATGCTCTTTACAAGTTAATAAGTAAGGAAGCACAAACAGATGCTGTTAGTAGTTCCAGCGGTATTGCTAGTATAGGAGGATTTAGTGCATCTGCATTCTTTGCTGCATACCAGGCTTACTTAACTATTTACATTAACGGTATCACTAGACGTAACTACGGATACTCATTTAACTCAATTGCTAGCTACGATTACAGTGATATAATTGGAAACAATCAAACAGATCCTGTTACAGGAACAGTTGGTATCAAACAAAGAAACATTGAACTTGCTCAGTATCTGATTCCTGGTGTACAAAGTGTTGGTGATGATAATAACATTAACAACTTCCAACGTGAATCTTCTGTTTACATTAAAACAGTTGAAGACAAAACACCTTTGCCATTTGCTGATAAGACAGCATCTATTGCACCTAGTGGAACTCCTTATGTTTATGACAACTCTAGATTCACTATCTCTGAAAAGGGCAACTGTAATAATCCAGAGAAACAAGAAAAGATAAGTGTTTTATCATACTATGCTTCATTAAAGAACATATTTGAAAACCAGTGGGGTCAGATTTATTCTTACAACACAATTGACACTGGTTTCCAGAGAGACATTAAACCACTCACATCACCTCTATACGATACAATATTTGGTGGTGACACATTTATCAGTAAGTTTGCACTCAAAACAAAACTACCTTTCTTCATTGATAACAGAGTGGGTGCTCCTGATGATAGTGATATTTACTATGATGAGTTAGGAAACGTTGCATATCCTAAGTACTGGTATTCTGCAAGATCTGTATTAAGTGATGTAACAGTTAACTCAGTTAACTTAAAGAACTTTATTTCAATCAAAGCTCACAACCTTGATTGCCCAAATAAACAAACACCTGCAAATAGTCCAGGAAGAACTTACTATGATGGTAAGATGTACATGTTTGCTTACGGTATTCCATATTTCTACTGTGAGACATCTTACAACGTTGACTTGCGTCAAGCTTATGATAACAGAGCTGGTGACTTCTGGCCTCACGTAAGTACAGACATTCCTGATGATTGGGTACAAGAAAGTTATGTAAGTATTAATGAGGATAACACATACTACTATAACGTAACCTTCTCTAAACAGAATAGAGAGAACGTATTCACTCACTTACCTATTGACTGGACACCAGACGTATGTAATACCTATTTCCCATTCAGAGCAATCTATTCTGACTCAGAGTCAAACAATCCTGAAGAGGGTGTAAACAACTGGTTGATCTACAGACCACTTTCATACTTTGATTTCCCTCAGAACTACGGTAAGTTAGTATCTCTTGATGGTATTCAGAATCAAGTGGTGCTAGCTCGTTTTGAAAACAAAACACTTCTTTACAACCAGCTACTAACAATTGATACAAGCAACCCTAAAGCTGCTTATGTAGGAAACAGTCAACTGTTTGCATCAGCTCCTCCAATTGACTTTGCAGAAACTGACTTAGGTTTTGTTGGTTCTCAGAATAAGATGTTATTAAAGATCCCTCAGGGACAGATAACAATTGATGCTAAGAGAGGTCAAGTATTCTTAGTACAAGGTACACAGGTAAAAGATCTTTCTGCATTTGGTTCTGGTATGAACAGATGGTTCACAGATCATTTGGCATTTGAGATTCTTAAATACTTCCCAGAAGTTAACACAGACAATCACTTCACTGGTGTAGGTCTACATGGTGTATTTGATAGCAAGTATGATAGAGTAATTCTCACCAAGTTGGATTATATTCCTAAGAGTAGTGATATCATCTACGATGCTACAGATCGTAAGTTCTACATAGTTGAAGAACTTATATCTGGTCAACCTATTAGAACAGAGGTTTACTTAACTGACGAGGATTACTTCTGTAACAAGTCTTGGAGTGTATCTTACAACTTTAATACTAACAGCTGGATTAGCTTCCATAGTTATCTACCAAACTTCTACATAGCTGAGAATAACTTCTTCTACTCAGGACTAAACGATTGCTGCAGTCCTCTAGAGGTTATTGTTGCAGAGATTATTCCAAATCCTCCAACAACAACTACAACCACAACAATACCTTGTGGATTCCTTGCTACAGCTGTAGAACAAAGCTGCTTATTAGAAGGTTATATTGTAGATCTAACTCCAACTACAACAACTACAACTAGTACAATTGCACCAAGTACCACTACAACAACAACCTTTGATTGTAGTTTAGATGGATATGCTGTAGAGATTATATCTACTACTACCACAACAACCACAGCTAGTTTTTATTCATGGATTCTTGGTGGAGAAGGTGAAGCATATGGATCAACAGCTTTAGCTTGTGCTGATTCATCTATAACAGGACCAACTGTTTACACCAACACAACAGATTTATGTTTTGGAGTACAATTCTATTCAGATCCTGCGTTAACTATTCTAGCAGGATTACTACCTGATTATTACTACAGAGTAGTTAATCCAATAACATTCGAAGTTCTTATTGTTGCTATAGGAGATGGTGAAGTGAGTGTTGGTTGTGTAACTTGCCCAACTACCACTACCACTACTAGTACTTTAGTACCCACTACAAGTACAACTACAACAACTGCTACTCCAACTACAACCACAACAACTACAATTGATTGTGCGTTAGATGGTATTGCAACTGATGTTACCCCAACTACTACAACTACCAGTACCACTGCAAGTCCTACAACTACTAGTACTACTACTATAACACCAACTACAACTTCTACAACTACTATATCTCCAACTACTACTAGTACTACCACTGTATCTCCAGCAACAACAACTACCACTACTACATTGGTTCCAACTACTACTAGTACCACTACATTAGCTCCAACCACCACTACAACTACTACTATAGATTGTAGTTTAGCTGGTTATGCTACAGATGTAACACCAACAACAACAACTACTACAACAGTTATAATATTACCAACAACAACAAGTACTACCACTGCAGTCCCAACTACAACTACTACTACTACAGTTAGTCCAACAACAACTAGCACAACCACATTGGTTCCAACTACAACTAGTACAACTACTCTAAGTCCTACTACAACATCAACAACTACTGTTGTTCCAACAACAACTAGTACAACTACTGCTGTTCCTACTACTACAAGTACAACTACAGCGGTACCAACAACTACTAGTACAACAACAGTAACACCGACCACTAGCACTACTACTACATTACCTGCTAGTATTGCTTGGGTAACTGGAGGTGCAGGAAATGGTCAGTTCTCATCTGGTGCAGCTTGTGCTTTAACTATTGGTGGACCTACATTATATACAGCTTCTCCATACACTGGTAATGGTAGTGTGTTCTATACAAATAACACATTAACTACACCATTTAATGGTGCTAACTTGTGGTATAAAGTTTACAATGTTTCAGCAGGTTACTCACTAGCTGTTCAGATCAACGCTTCTGGTGTTCAGATTAATAGTTCATCTTGTGATACAACTTCTACAACTACAACTATAGCTCCTGCAACAACCACCACAACTACGACTATAACACCTACTACAACAACAACCACTACAATTGCTCCAACTACTACAACTACAACTACAACAACAATTGTACCTACTACTACTACTACTACATTAACACCAACTACTAGTACAACAACCACCTTAAGTCCAACCACTACAACAACTACAACACTTACTCCAACAACAACTACTACCACTACTGCAACACCAACAACTACGACTACTACCACTTTAACACCAACTACAACTAGTACAACAACAGCTACACCTACTACTACTAGTACTACCACTGCAACACCTACTACTAGTACAACTACTACTGCTCCAGCAAGCATTGCTGCAATAGTAGGTAGTGGAGGTACAGGTTTTGCAAGTGTTGCTGGTGCTTGTGGTGCTTCAACTGGTGGACCTACTATTTACACACCTGTACCTTATACAGGAACTGGTAGTGTGTTCTATACTAATACAAGCTTGACAACACCATTTAATGGTGGAAGTTTATGGTATAACTTGTATGTTCCATCATTTGGCTACAACTTGATTGTACAAATTAACTCAGTGGGTGTTCAAATTGATAGTGGCTCTTGTGCAACAACAACTACTACACAGGTTCCTACAACAACCACTACCACAACTTTAACACCAACTACCACTAGTACAACAACAGCTGTACCTACAACTACAACTACTACAACAGCTGTTCCAACTACAACAACCACTAGTACTACATTAGCTCCTGTTTACAAATACACGTTCCAGGATAATGTTGTAAGTAGTGGAAGTTTTGATTGTGGTGATGGATTCTTTGGATTCTTTACTACAAATGAGGTAGTTGTGACCATCTACGACTCAACTTGTACAACAACACAAACATCACATCCTACATATACATTTACATTACAACAGTTTGGTAGCGATCCTACATCATATCCAACTATATTTGTTTCTAATGGAAGCTCTACTGGTACATACAGTTATGTTTCTCAAGACAGTTGTTCAGCTTATTACTCATCAGTTATTATGTACTCTGCACCAATTGCAGAATGTTAAAATAAACTAAAATGGAAATATTAAACACAGTATTAGTAGAAGGATTTGCTCTGACAACAGATCAAACCTTTAACCTAGCAGAAGATAAGTTCATTACGATCAAAGAAATCTTTGACATTGATGGAGAGATCTTCATTGCTATAACTAACCACCAATTACCTGCTACAATTAACATTAGGAAAACTGGTGGACAGATCCAGACTGGCAGATTTATTATGCCAGCAAAACAATTTGTTTTAGAAAACAGTCATTTGCTTAGCTAATACCCATGGCAAAAACAATAGTCATAAAGCTTACTAAGTCCTCTCTAAGAAGTGGACAATTTAACATCACTGATATGTTCGGTAATGTTCTGGCTACTAATGTATCCAGAAACGAACTTATTGCTGGTATTGCTGTGAGCGTTGCTGATAATGTTACAGCAATTACTATTGAATCCATTGGTAAATGTAAAAGTATTCGTAACTTTGGAATTGGGCAGATTACACAGATTGAACTTGCTACAGCTACATACAACCCATCAAGAAATGCTTGTGTGTGGACTCACTTGAGAAATCCTGTAATCTACAACTACTTCTATGGAAACATAGAGCCTTACGTTATTGAGTATCCATTCTCTTACCAATTCCAAGATGAGATACTTCAGAATGTAAAAGATTACACCAAAGCTTACAAATACCTACCAGATACAGATAGAGTGAGTGATGAGTGTGATAAGATTGAAACTGATGACAGATGGTTCAACAAAGCTATTGTGTACAACGGTCAACAGTCTTCTGGTATATTAGAACTTGTTCCTAAGCCTATCAACAACTTAAAAGCTTACAACCAATATCCAATATACAACACTGAGAGCAAGACAATCATCTTTACTAAGAGTGACAACTTCTATCAGTATAACACATTCTGGAACGTTGTGAAAGATAAGAGTATACCGTTGTTCCTAAGAAGCTGTGAGTCATTATCGATTGATAAGATAGTGAATCAAGTTAACATGGACTACGGATTGAGATCATTCAAGAAAGAAACACTAAGAGCAAAAGATCTTAAGGTGAGACACATCCTTGATAATAGAACAGATGCACACTTAGTAAGCCAGTTTATTATTACACCAAGTCAAATTTCTTACAAATAATGGCAAAGAAATTAACCAAAACAAAAGCAAAAGAAATCCTGCACGACAAATCTGTGCATGGCAAACCTCTTACAGACAAACAAAGAAAATTCTTCGGTGCTGTAGCTAGTGGATTAATTCCATATGCTGAGAACGGTATTGAGGGAACTATGGGTGGATTGACAGACATTGGTTTTGATTACAATGGTGCATGGGGTGGAACAATGCAAATGGGTGGATCACTTCCTGGTGCTACAGGAATGATGTACGCACGTGTGGGAGCTCCCTCTAATGGTCCATATGCTAAGAAGACAAAACCTTCTGCACAGAATGGTATGGAGATGAAATACTATCAAGAGGGACTTGATTTTAAACCTAAGACTATTAGTCAAGATGGTAGCAAAACAAGCAAAGGAAGACAACCTAAAAGAGTTGTAGTATTTGCAGAAGCACCAGAGGGAGAGGAGTCAAAAGCTTTTATAAAAGAATCTCAAAATGTTAAGAGCTTCTATAAGAGAGTGAGTCCTAATACTAAAGTTGAGGTGTTACCAATATACGAAACTGGTGATCTTAAGACTAAACAAAAAATACAAAATACATTAGCTGGACTTTCTCCAGATGATGATGTAATGGTATTTGGACATCACGGAACTAAATATGCAGGTATTCCTACAGAACAATGGGCATCGTTATTAGAAGATTCTAATTATGGTAATTGTTATTTAGGATCTTGTCAGTCAGAAGATGTTGCTAGTGGTCCGTGGAGAAATGTTAGAAATTTAATATATAGACCATTTTCACCATGGGAAGGATTTAATCCAACATCAAGTAATGTTATAGATGCGATGTTCTCAAGAGGAGCAACTCCTCCTCCACCAAAATATGCATATGTACCATTTCGTGAAGAGTTTGCTACAGAAAAAGAATTTTTAAAAGCACAGGCTGATTATAATAAAGCAATAGAGGAATACAATAAATCAACTCAAAGAAGAGTACATAAACCAACTGAAGATTTTGATTACAAAGTAAAACCAAATTTACCACAGTGGGAACGTCCAGGTCCTTTTTCTCCTAGTCCATTTAATCCGTTTGAATATTTTCAAAGACAAACAGGTTTACCTATGTCACTAGCTGCTCCAAGTAAAAAGAAAAAAGAACACGGAGGATTGTTGAGTAAATATCAAGAAGGTGGAATCATTGAAGATCCTATGGGTCAATGGGCTTATCCAGGAGAGATAACTCGCATTCCTTCTAACGAGATAACAATGCAAGGTGTTCCTTATCCTGTGATGGGTATATCTGACACAGGAGACACTCAAATGATGCAACCTGATCAAGACTACACTTTTGATGGATCATCTGTTACAGAGATTCCTATGATGCAAAATGGTGGTCTGATGAGTTATAGAGAACCTATGCTAAGAGCAAAGGATCGCTTTATGGAAAAACAACTAAGCAAATTTGGTGATCCAAGATTTGTAAATAGGACATTAGAGATTGCTGAAAAAGAAGGTTACAACTATGGAGAAGATAGTGAAGGACCACTAGATGCTATAAGACACGCAGCAATGTCTGCTTCTGTAGCTAGAAACTTAAAGGTTCCTAAAGTGGTAGGTAAGTATGCCCCTGCGTTAGATGATGCTATTCGTATGGGTGCAGCAAACTTAATGGGCTTGGGATATGAGTTATACAACTTTAATCCAGAAGGATTTTGGATGGATATAAAAAACAACTACATCGGTAGTGATGTAGGTGTTATGAAGAACTTAACAGATGAACAACGAGCTAAAAGAATTGCTAGTATGTTAAAGTCTGATAAGCTGTCAGTTAACAACCCCAACAAAAAGAAAAAAGAGAATGGTGGTTGGTTAAGCAAATACGAATAATATTTATTATCTTAGAATATGAAATCTCAATTCTTAAAAATCGCAGGTGTTAAGTCAGAGAAAGCTTTCTACAAAAAGTTTCCTACTGAAGCTGCATTCTTTAAAGCACATCCAGAAGCTAAGAAGCTTGTTAATGGTGGTGAGCAAGACAGAGGGCAACTCAAGAAACTTGAGCAGCTTACAGACTTTGGCAATCCTCCTATTGCACAATTTGGATTAAACCTACCAGATCCATTCAGTTTTGGTAAAGTTGGTGGAGGTTTGAATACTGCTTCTCCAACATCAATTGGTGTTCAATCACCAACAGCATTTGGCTTAAGAAACTCAACTGATCTTTCTAATATGTTTGGTAACTTCCAATCTGGAAAAGATATATCTACAGGGATTGGTGGATTAACCAAAGGTGCTGGTAAAGGATTAGGTCCTGCTACATCTTACATTGGTGCTGCTACAGATATCATTGGTGGTATAGGTGCTCTTAAGCAAGAGAAGAAGCAACTTAAGAATCTTGAAAGAGATTCTAAGCTTACAGGACTAATGTTAAAAGCTTCTCAAACAAGACCTGAACCTATCAAGAGACAATATGTTCGTCCAGAGGATGTAATTGTAGAACCAAATCAATTAGCTTCTGCTTATGGCACAGGAACAAACATTCTTGCTGCTGAGGATGGTGCTACAATTGGTGGTAACCCTACAGAGATCATGAACACGTTTGCTCCTAACACTATCTACACAGATATGGGCTATGAGCCACTTGATGATTCTTCTCAGGTGAAACAATATTACAAAGGTGGTAAACTCACAAAAGCTCAATTAGGTGGTGACTTTGCAGATAAACTTGCTGGTAGTGGATTTGGACAATTTATGTCTAATCCTCAAGCAGGTAACTTTGTAACAAATGTTGCTACAAGAGTTGGTGGTGGACCTTCTGGAAGCTCTCAGTTGGGTAAAGGTATTGGTACTGCTGCTGGTACAGCTATTCTTGGTCCTGTGGGTGGTATCATTGGTGGTGCACTTGGTTCTTTAGTTGGTGGATTGTTTGGTAAGAAGAGAAAGAAAAAGATGGAAGCTTACCAGAAGAACATTGATCAAAATGTATTTGGTATGACTGGTCAGGATTTTTCTCAAGGAATACAAGGACAATATAGTAGCTTCATGAAGAATGGTGGTCAGACCTCTGATTACGAATGGGTAAGTCATACATGGCAACCACAAGTGATCACTAAATTTGGTGAGTATAATGTAAACGAACTACTTGCTCCAGACAAAACTATGGACACACTGAGAACTGGTGGTAATCTTAGACAAAACAATACATTCTCTACAGATATGTTTGCTATGGGTGGTGATCTTAAAGTGTATCGTGGTGAAGCTGAACCTATGTCTGTTAATCCGTATCTTCCTGATGGTGGAGAGACTGTAATGTTTAGAGGTCCTTCTCACGAAAATGGTGGTATGCCTATTGAGTATGGTGATAGCCCTGTAGAGGTTGAAGGTGGTGAACCAGCTGTTAAGTTAAAGAACGGTAGCTCAGGAGATGAGGACTTAGTGGTATTTGGTAACCTGATTGAACCTAATTCAAAACGTAAATTCAAAAATGTTGTGGCTGATATTGCTAAGAAAGAAAACAAAGAGAACAAAAGACTAGACAAGTCTATTAACATGTTAGATAACCTTGATGTAGATACATCATTTGACAAACTAACATTAGACTCACTAAGAGCAAACGTTATGGGTGCTAACATGAAACTTAAGAACTATGCTGATGAGAAGATGGACTTAGCTGCTAAGCAAAGTGCTATCAATGAGACAGCAGAAGAATACGGTATTGATGCTGATGCATTAGCTAAAGGTAAAGTTAAGAAAGCTAAACTGGGTGCAGCTATTAAGAAAGCACAAACAGGAGTTCAACAAAGTGGCTCTACATTTACTTACAACGGTAGAACATTAGATCCTAACAATCCAGAAGACGCTATCATTATACAACAGTTCAGAGCTGATGCAGCTAGAAATGAAAAAGATATAGAGGCATTCAGAAGTAATGCTAAGGGTGACCTTTCAAAGTCAATAGGCATGGATGAGGTTGTTGTTAGTGCTCCTAACTACTTAACCTTTGAAGAATGGTTAGAAGAGTACTCTCCAGAAGATTTAATTCCAGGAGTGAATGAACAACAGCTATTCAAACAATACCAGATGCATAGATATAAGTATGGTATTCCAGAGTTCACTCCTATCAACAAGCCAGATACTACAGCTGTTGCTTCATCTGATACACAAAAAGATAAAGCAAAAGCTAAACAGAAGTTTCCTTGGATGGATGTTGCTAATGAAATAATACCAATGTTAAGACCAAGTGATGCAAGAGGTATAAGTGCTAATCAGATACTTGGTCCATTAGCAGCTCTTACGGATAATGCTGAAGAACCTGTATATGCACAGAAGTTCACTCCTAGATTATTAACTCCTCAGAGAGTATCTTTCCAAGATAGAATTGATGATGTTGATAAACAATCTAGAGCAGCAATGTTGGCAGCAGGTAATAATCAAGCAGCACAGTCAATAATTATGACACAAGCTCTTGATGCAAAAAATAAAATCAGAGCTGAGGAGTTTAGAGCTAATCAAGCTAACTTCTTGGAAACTCAAGCAAGAAACATTGATACACTAAACAGAGCTGATTTACAAAATCTGCAAATTCTTGATACACAACAAGACAGACAAGCTAGAGCTAAGAGTATTACAAAAGCTACTAAGATTTCTGCTCTACAAGCAATTGGTGATAAATACTCTCAGAACTTGGCTGAACAAAGAGCACTTCAAGCTTACGAGAACCTATACAACTTTAGAAGCACTGGTCCAGGTGGTAG